GCCCCGCCTCCACCCAAGATGAAGGACTACCCAGCCCAGACCGAAATCTGGACTGAGAAGTCTGGTATCCCCGTACCCAAAGAACCTGAAGGCGCTAAAGCCAAGGGTGGCTACGTAAAATCAGCCGATGGTTGCGCCTGTCGCGGCAAGACCAAAGGGAGATACCTATGATGGCCAGTCGCGGGATGGGCGCAATTCGTTCCAGCAAGATGCCCAAGAAAAAGGTCATCGAGCGTAGGGACGATCCCAACGACGTAGATATGTACGCAGAAGGCGGCAAGGTGAAGTCCAAGGTCAACGAGGCCGGGGTCTATACCAAGCCGGGGATGCGTAAATCGCTGTTCGAGTCCATCAAGTCCCGTGCGGTGCAGGGCACAAAAGCTGGTCAGTGGAGTGCTCGCAAAGCGCAGTTGTTGGCCAAGCAGTACAAGGCCAAGGGCGGGGGCTACAAGTGAAAAACCCTCAGCAGTCGCTCAAGGATTGGACGGCACAGAAGTGGCGTACCAAGTCCGGCAAGCCGTCTTCCAAGACGGGCGAGCGGTATCTGCCTGAAGCGGCGATCAAAGCCCTATCCCCTGCTGAGTATGCTGCAACCACCAAGGCAAAGCGGGCTGGCAAGAAGGCTGGCAAGCAGTTTGTGAAACAGCCACCCAAGGTGGCAGCGAAAACAGCGAGGTTCCGCTAAATGGCAACGACCCCCAAAACCTCCGGCGTATCTTCCTTCAATCTCGATCTGAACGAGCTTGTCGAGGAGGCGTTCGAGCGTGCGGGGCGTGAACTCCGCACCGGCTATGACCTGCGTACAGCCCGTCGTAGCCTCAACATCATGTTTGCCGACTGGGCAAATCGTGGTATCAATATGTGGACGATCGAGCCGGGGATCATTGATTTGGTTCAAGGCCAGAACACCTATGCGCTTCCGGGCGACACCGTTGACCTGCTGGAGCATGTGATTCGTACTGGTGCTAACGTGGCAGCAACTCAGGCCGACCTGACCATCACCCGTATCTCTGTCTCCACCTACGCCACGCTGCCCAACAAGCTGCAACAGGCTCGCCCCATTCAGGTGTGGATTCAGCGCTACAACAACCAGATTTCGCCGACTGGCTTGACTTTGGATGGGGCGATCACCGCTTCGGCTACGCAAGTTACGTTGGATTCCGTGGTGGGGCTCCCCGCCTCGGGGTTCATCAAGCTTGACAACGAGATCATCAACTACGGTTATATCTCAGGGAATACCCTATATAACTGCTTCAGAGCGCAGCAAAACACCACTGCGGCCACACATGCCGACAACACGCCGGTGTACTGGGCTCAGCTTCCGGCCATCACGGTTTGGCCGACTCCTGATGCAGCGCAGCAATATCAGTTCGCCTACTGGCGCTTGCGCCGTACGCAAGATGCGGGGGGTGGGGTGAGCGTGGCCGACGTCCCGTTTCGTTTTATTCCCTGCATGGCGGCGGGCTTGGCTTACTATATTGCGGGCAAGATACCCGAAGGGATGGACAAACTTCCCATCCTGAAGGCGCAATACGACGAGGCTTGGGAGCTTGCGGCGTACGAGGATCATGAGAAGGCCGCTCTGCGGTTTGTGCCCCGTCAGACCTACATCGGAAGGTCGTAATGGGAAACCGGTTTGCCTCTGGTAAAAATGCAATTGCGCAGTGCGACCGCTGTGACGGTCGATACATGCTCAAGGTTCTGCGCCGTGAGGTCATCAAGGGCCGGAACTACGATTTGTTGGTCTGCCCGGAATGCTGGGACCCTGACCATCCCCAGTTGCATTTGGGCGAGTTCCCGGTGGACGACCCGCAGGGTCTGAGAAACCCCCGTCCGGACCGCAGCTATGTGGTGTCTGGCTTGAACGGTTTGCAGTTGGTAGAGACGACAAGCCCCAACCAGAACGCTCAGGGTACGCTCGAAGGTGGTAGCCGGATCATCCAGTGGGGTTGGAACCCCGTGGGTGGGGCGAGCTTAAATGATGATGGATTGACCCCAAATAACTTGGTTTTGCGGGTGAATTTGGGTACAGTAACGGTATCAACGACGTAAGGAGTCGAACATGGACAGCATGAAAAAAGTTGCCAAAGCCGAAGTGAAAGCGCACGAAAAGCGTATGCACGGCGCTAAGGGCATGAAAAAGGGTGGCGTGACCGGTGAAGCTATGCGCAAGTATGGCCGCAACATGGCTCGCGTGATGAATCAGCGTGGCTCCTCGCGTGGAGGCTAATATGGCCAAATACAGCATGAAAAAAGGCGGCAAAGAGGTGGGCCCTGCGTCTACCTACGCCGAACCCCACACAATGACCGGCAAGAAAGTAACAGGCATGAAGCCTGAGAAAGCTGGCAAAGAGGTCATCAACGAACTCAATCCGTCTGCTGGTTTCGTGAGCAAGGGTAACACCAAGCCCATCAAGACCGACGGTATCAAGATTCGCGGCACCGGTGCTGCGACTAAAGGCGTGATGGCCAGAGGTCCGATGGCATGAACTACACCCAGTTGAGTAACGCTATTCAGGCGTACACGGAGAACGTCAGTTCGGACTTCGTGGCGCAGATTCCTGTGTTTGTGACACAGGCTGAGCAGCGCATTTTCAACTCGGTGCAGTTTCCTTCCATCCGTAAAAACGTCACTGGAACGCTGACGGTCAACAACAAATATCTTCAAGCCCCGAGTGACTTTCTTGCGGTCTATTCTTTGGCCGTGATTGACGATACTGGGGTGTACGAGTATTTGTTGAACAAGGATGTGAACTTCATCCGGCAGGCGTACCCACAGCCAACCGACACAGGACTGCCACGGTACTACGCGCTCTTCGGACCGTATGTCAATGGAAGCACGATCACTGACGAATTGAGCATGATTGTGGGCCCTACACCCGATGCAAACTACAGCGTTGAGTTGCACTATTACTACTATCCGGAGTCGATCACGACCGCTGCGGATGGTCAGACTTGGTTGGGCGACAACTTTGACTCTGTGTTGTTGTATGGCTCGTTGGTTGAGGCTTACACCTATATGAAGGGTGAGGCCGACATGCTCCAGTTGTACAACCAGAAGTACATGGAAGCACTTGCGCTGGCCAAACGTCTTGGTGACGGCATGGAGCGTCAGGATGCGTACAGAAGCGGCCAGTACCGCCAACCGGTGGGGTGATAAATGGCGTTTACTGGCAACTACTCCTGCAACACTCTGCGCTCTGGCTTGGTCAACGGCACGATCAACTTTGCTTCGGACACGTTCTATCTGGCTTTGTACACGAATGCGGCGACTCTGAACGCTGCAACGACTGCGTACACGACTGAAGGCGAGGCGTCTGGTGGTAACTACGTGGCTGGCGGTCAAATCGTCACTGCTACGGTGACAAGCCAGACAACGACTTCAGGAAGCACGACATACATCAATTTCTCCTCTCCGGCGTGGACTGGCTCCATCACGGCTCGTGGGGCGTTGATCTATACCCCCGGCGACAACGGCGCAGTTTGCGTGTTGGACTTCGGAAATGACAAAGTTTCTTCGACAACTTTCACAGTGCAGATGCCTGCAAACACGGCCACTTCCGCGCTAGTAAGGATCGTTTAATGTTCTCCGCAACTTCCGAATCAGGCCTTGGCGACATAATGGTTCACACGGTGAGCCATCGTGGCTTCACACCTGAAGAACTTGCTGAGCAAGCGTTGAACAAAATCATTTATGTGGGCGACCAATCTCACCCCGCTATCCGCGAGCAGGCGCAAGCTTTCCGTGAGCATATCCGGGCTGTGCTGGTTTTCTACATGAACAGGGCAATCGAGTCTAACAACACGACCTTGGCAAACCGGCTCCGTGAAGCGGGGCACTCTGAACTTGTAACTCTCTTGGAGATTTAACATGGCAATCACCATCACCACGGCAATGCCGACTAGCTTCAAGGTCGAAATCCTTAAAGCAGTTCACAACTTCACGGCTTCAACAGGCAATACATTCAAAATTGCTTTGTTCAAAGCTACCGCCGCTGGCTCCGGCACATTCGGTGCAGCAACTACGAACTACTCGGATATGGGAACCGATGAATTGCCCACGGCAACCGGCTACACCCAACCCGGAGAAACTCTGTCTCAAGTAACCCCAACATCGAGCGGAACCACGGCGTTCACGGATTTTGCAGACGTGACTTGGAGCAGCGCAACATTCACAACTTGTGGCGCTTTGATTTATAACAGCAGCGCTTCTGGCGCGGCTTGTGCGGTTCTGAGTTTTGGTGGCGACCAGTCGGTTTCGTCTGGTGACTTCACTATTCAGTTCCCTGCGGCCACCGCATCAACGGCGATCATCCGTATCGCTTGAGTGAGACGTGGCGAACGTAATCTATCCATTTGCTGGATGGGGCGCTAACGGCTGGGGTAACAATGCGTGGGGGCAAAGTACTGTCCCCACTCCCGTTGGAACCGGGGCTGTTGGCACAGTTACGTTCTCTGTTTCTGTCACTTTTGTACCGACTGGAGTAGCTGGAACAGGCGAAGTTGGTACCGCGACCGAGCGGATTTCTTATACGCTGACTGGCGTATCCGCCGCAGGCTCAATCGGAACCGTCACGTTACGGGTTTCACCGTCAATTACGGGGGTTGCGGGCGTTGGCGAGATTGGTAACTTCATCGTCAACGTCAATGACTTTGTGATCCCGATTGGGGTTGAAGGCGTTGGGGAAGTTGGAACTCCTACGCTCCGAATTGGCAAGAATTTGTCCGTAACCGGGGTTTCTGGAACGGGTGGAGTCGGAAATGCGGTCCCAGAGGTTTCTTTCACCCCCACCAACGTGCTGGGCACGGGGGCGGTCGGAAGCGTCACCTTCAAAGTGGATGAGTTGGTCATCCCGACGGGGGTGGCCGGAACGGGGGAGCTTGGGACAGTCACGCTGGTCTACAACGGTGGCGCAAGCCCAACCGGGGTGGTTGGTACAGGATCGGTTGGTACTGCGATTGCGCGGGTCCTAAACGCGGTATCAGGTGTTAGCGGGACTGGACGACTTGGTACTGTTTCGGTTAAAGTAAACGAAACGATCGTGCCTGTTGGCGTGCAGGGCACCGGAGCAGTGGGTACTGTTTTGATTCGTGGGTGGACCGTAATCAATAATGGACAAACACCTGATTGGGGAGTTGTATCAACAGCGCAATCTCCCTCTTGGACAACCATTTCAAACTAGGAGTTTTGAATGACTACGGCATACACCTCATTACTCGGACTGGCGCTACCGGTTACGGGTGAACTCGACGGTACTTGGGGTGATGTGGTTAACAACTACATCACGGAGTACACCGATGCTTCGATTGCTGGAACCCAGACAATCAGTGGCAGTCAGACGGCGGTGACGCTATCGACCACAAACGGCTCTTCTTTGTCTCAAGCAGGGTCTGGATCGACTGGCTCAGCGCAGTATCAGATCATCAACTGTACGGGCAACCCTGCTAGCACCCTGACCATTACGGCTCCAGCTACCAGCAAAACGTACATCATCATTAACGCCACTTCCACTTCGCAATCAGTGAAGATTGTTGGGGCGGGACCCACAACCGGCGTGACAGTTGCGACTGGCCAGCGAGCTTTGGTGGCGTGGAACGGTTCGGACTTCGTGCAGGTCGGTGCTTCTGCTGGCGGCTCAACCACACAAGTGCAGTACAACAACGGCGGCGCGTTGGCTGGTTCCGCAAACATGACGTTTGACGGTACAAAGCTCACGGTAGCAGGGCTTAAGGATTCCGCGCTCACTTCTGGTCGAGTGACTTACGCCACGGCTTCCGGTGAACTGACAGACTCCGCAAATTTAACTTTCAACGGCACAACGCTAACCGCAAGCCAAGTTTCAACTGGCCAAGTTGACATCACTGCTCAAGGCGATTTGCGTTTCCAAGATTCGACTGGCGGCGAGTATGTGGGTTTTCAAGCTCCTGCAACAGTCCCGACCAACGTGCTTTGGACGCTACCAAACGCAGACGGCTCGTCGAATCAGGTTCTCACCACCAACGGCTCCGGGACACTATCTTGGAGTACACCGGCTGCTGGCATTTCGCAAGCAAAAGTCACCGGACTCAACTTCATCTATGGTCTGTAAGGAGTAAAGCATGGCCGCACCGAACATTCTTGGTCTGACAACTGCCACCGGCAAAACGACCTACCTCACCCCCGCAAACACCACAGCCAATGTGCTGTTGGCAAACTCGGCATCTTCTGGCAAAGTCTTCAAGATCAACCAGATCGTCGCCGCCAACACCACGGGAACCGCCGCAACTGCAACTATTGCTGTCAACACTGCCGCTGGCGGTGGCGGTA